TACCACGAATGCAATGCCGCCCCAAAACCCGAAGAAGTAAAACGCCAGAGCAATCGCAAGTAATTCCATGTCAACCCTCCTTCCTTGGGTCAATGCGCGGCACGCGGGCGTTTTTGGGCCAATAGTCTGTCCACTTGATTTGACTGACCTCATTTGGAAGCGCGGGCGTTGTTGCAGCCCACTTTACGAATTTAGGTTTTATGCCAGCAGCAAACGGTTGACCCCATTGTTGTGTTTCCGCGTCAAACCACCTCCAAACATTCTCGTTACGGACTGTGCTTGCGTTCCACCACCCGGTAAAAGGCGGAAATCCTTTGTGCCATTTACGCATGATTAACTCTCCTTCTTTGGGTAAAACTTGCACTTGTTCGCACTACACCAGTTGCAAAGCGGTGACGGCTTGGGCGCCCAGCGTTCTTCGGCCTCGATCTGCGCAATGATACGGGCAATCTTGTCCTCGACTGCTTGCAGGTTGCAACGCTCATGCACCACTTCTGCGCCCACCTTGCCGTGGTTCAAATAGACGTTGAACCCGGTCACTTTTTCGACAGCGGGAAACGCCTTGAGCACGGCCAGCGCGTAGCAATCGTGCTGTAGCGTGTCCTCATACGGTTTGCCGCTTTTCCAGTCGCATACCACTGCACGCTTGCCGTCGTCGCTAATGAGAAGCACGTCCAGCTTCGCCACAAAGCCCTTGTAGGGCCGTGTTGCTACATAATCGAACTCATGGTCAAGAAAAATCGTCTGCTCGATCCTGGCGTTGTCGATGCGGTTGCGCACACTGCTGATGCTTTCCTCATAGATTGTCAGTGGCTCAGGCAACGGAGTGCGCGTCTTAAGCGCAGTCTCGATTGCTTCGTGAATCTCGATACCTTTTAATCTGTTCTTACCTTGATAAGGCAGCGTGTTTTTCGCTTTGTATTTTTGATAAAACTGCTGCGGGCACTTGAGGTAGCAACTTAAGTTGGAGTAGGAATAGATCATTCTCCCTTCTCCTTCACACTCACCAGCTTTTCGAGGTAATGCAGGGCTTTTTTCAGGTCTTGCAGGTCGTCATCTTTTTTCCCGGCCCGTGCTAGGTACTTGATCGCATTGCCACGCAAAAAGCCTTCAAACTCAGCTTCGCTCATCCATGACTGCATCGCCTTCCACGGCTGCACGGCCAGTTCCTTGTAATGGTCGCCGCCGATCTGGTAACTATCGGCGTCTTTCAAAGCAGGACTAAGCGGCGCGTAGCGGCAGGTGTCCTTATGTGGCTCGGCGCCCGTAGCCCCGCAATAACTGCACGCATAGACTTTCATTTTGAATAGTTCCTCGCATATCCGCCTGCACAATTGAGCGGTACACCTTCCGCATAGCTCGGCGCCGCACGCATCACACTTTTCGCAAACTCAAACGCCTCCTCCGCTTCGCTTTCTCGCGCCAAAAAGACAATCTCGTCGTGCGTCATGGTGACAACGCGATACTTGCTCTTGATGGCGAGCATCTGATCGGCCACGATGTCACGGGCGATGGCCTGGACAATGTTCTCGACCAGCGCGGCGCCGTAAAGCCTGCGCTTTGCCGCGCCAGTGCCGTACTCGTAACCATCTGGCGTCAAGCGCAGTTGAGGATAGCGCAGCACGCGGCCAGACGGCAAGCGAATTTTCTCGAAGCCCGTCACGATGCCGTGCATCCAGTCGATGCGTTCTTCCTGCATCATGGCGCGCAGCATCCTGTCTGCATGCCCCCATAGCCGCTTGATGGCCGTGTAAGTGTTGCGGTATGTGGCGACATACTGCTGCGCATCCTCAAGCGTTGCGTCAGGCTGCTTCGTGGCAATCTGCGCANGCAGCTTGACGTGCCCCACCCCATAGCCGAGTCCGAGAACGCAGCACTTTGCAACATATCGTTTCACTTCATCAATTTTTTCCCCCGGCCATATCCGTTCCGCAAACTTGACATACACATCTTCACCAGCGGCAAACTGCGCCAGCAGATCGTCCTGACCAGCCAGCCACGCAAGCACGCGCGCTTCGATCTGACTGGAGTCCACGACAACCAGAACATAGCCGTTCGGGGCTTGCAGGCACTTGCGCAGCGCCGACCCCCGGTTTAAGTTCTGCATGTTGAGGCCGTCTGCACCTGACCATCGGCCCGTATGCGCACCGCAGTATTTCAATGGGACAGGCATTGTGCCGCGTCCGCTCACGCTGAGAAACTTAGCCGTCCTGCGAAGCTCTGACACGCTCTTAGCGGCTAGCCTTCCCTGGATCAGCGCAGCGGCGCGCGGATCGTCCTTGAGCGTTAGCATGTCAGGATCGGTTTTGCTAAGAGAAGCAGGCACCTGGACACCACGCGCTGCAAGCACCGCAGCAAACTGCGGGTTACTCATTAGCACGTCCAGGTGAACCCCTGACGCTGCTACAGCCGCATCACGCTGCGCTTCCAGTTCTGCAAGTCGACTTTGCAGCAACGTCGCGTCAATCTCTAACACTGGCTCGGTGAACATGCGCACGGTGCAGTCGATCAGCGCCAATTCTCGCGTGTATCGCGTGTCGCCTATCTCGTTCGCCAGTAGCGTGTGCAGGTGTTGACGCAGTTTGCGCAGGAGCTCCACGTCCTGGCGGCAATACTCTGCAAGCTGTATCTCCAGCATGGGGTCAAGCTCGCGTACACCAAGCGTTTTGACTAACGCGTCACCCTTCGCACCCAGGTTGTACCGCTCGCTCAAAACCGCAAGGGAGTGCTTGCCATGAACATCGGCCAGCCTCGCCATGCTCAAGGTGTCGATAATCCTGCGCGGGCGAATGTTGTAGCGCCAGGACAAGATCGCCATATCGAACATGGCATTGTGGGCGCACCATGCCCCGTCTGGATAGTCTTGCGTGAGACGTAGCAGGGCAGTGCCCACCGAAGGGCCAGAAACCCACCGGACAGGGCCATCATCGACGCAATAGGCAAGCCCATGCGCCTGGAACCGCGTGTCGCGGATATATTCTTCCGTGGACATTTTCGACAAAGAGTAATCTTTGTCATAATATGTTTCAAAGTCAATGTAGATCGTTGTCATGCTGCTTCCTCCGCCATGAACGCCCTCACAAACGCTTCTGCGACCGGCGCAACAATCGCGTTTCCGTAGGCGCGCAGGCGTCCCACTCGGGAGGTAGCCCCATCAACCAGCGGGAATGTGCCGGGTTCAACTGGCCGCCATTTGTCGCCCTTGCAAAAGAGCCAGTCAGCAGCTCGCCAGAAGCCGTTAACCGAACCGGGCCGGTGATTTGTGTCGCCGTCGCTCGCAACTCCGACCTGTGACAATGATCCGGCATTTTGTATGGGCTGCCCTTCCCGTCGCATGCTTTTGGTGTCGGCCATCCCGCCAGCCATGCCACCCGCCCCAGCAGTGCGTTCAACGGCACGTTCTTGCATTCCGGCCCGTCTTTCCAGTCTCTGGTTGTCGGTGTCGGCCACGAAGTAAATCCGGTGGCGTCCGTGCGGCGCACCGACGCCCGCAGCAGGTAGAACGACCGGCCCGAAGGCGTAGTCTGATGCTTCCATGTCAGTTTGAACAAGGTCGAGCCAAGCATAGCCGTCTGGGCTTGCAACCTGCTCGCCAAAGATAACTGGAGGGTGGCACTGGCCGATAAGATGGTGCCACGCGGGCCATAAGTGCCGCTCGTCAGCAAACCCAGCTCCTTTGCCTGCCGCGCTGAAAGGTTGGCAGGGACATGAACCCGTCCATACTTGTCTGTCATCGGGCCACCCGGCTCGTCGCAGGGCGTAACTCCACACGCCGATTCCTGCAAAGAAATGACATTGGGTGTATCCGCGTAGGTCATCGGGTCTGACATCTTCAATACTTCGTTCATCAACGTCACCGGGTGCAACGTGCCCGGCGGCAATCAAGTTGCGCAGCCATTGCGCCGCATATGGGTCAATCTCGTTGTAATAAGCGCGTTTCATGGGTTGTCAAGAAATGAAAACACCGCTACGCCGGAAAGGATAAGGCAGGTAAAGGCCCAGAATGCTTGCTGGACACTCTGCGCCTCGGCAAGCCAGATCAGGCAGCCCATGAATGCGACAAGTGAAACTGTAGCAATTAGTCGATCAAGCATGTCATTCTCCAGACCGCGCTATGCGGGCGTCATCGTTCCATTCTTTGACGAATTTTGCATAAGCAGGCTCCGCTTTTTGTTCTAATTCCGAGATTGCTTCCTTGGACAAGATGCCCATCAGGTCATCGTCGCTGCGGGTCATCACGTGGATCAGGTATATAGACCCGTCCTCGCTGTCGATTCCGTAGCGAACACGCAAGGGGATGCCGTCAAGAAACGTCGAAAAGGTCTCAATAAAATCTTCACGCATTTCACTTACTCCAGTAAGT